GTTGGCATAGTTGCACTTGTATCTGTTGCCACTAAACTTCCGTTTACATATACTTTACAATCATTAGTTTTATAAGAAAACGCAATTTTATTAAAATCTGTAATATCACTTACATTAATAGGCTCTAAATTTACAACATTAGAACCACCACTAATTATTTGTGCTATCAACGCATTATTTTGATTAGAATACCCTAAAGTTATTTTATTATTAGAGCCATCTGAAATACTAATTAATCTATATGTAGCATCATCAGCTAAAGCAGCTATCTCTAATCTTAACATATCATATGTTGGTGAAGAATCATACTTATTAAAAAGTTTTGTTATCTCACCCCAAATAATTTTATGTGCTTCTGTAGTAAAGTATTCTTGTTTTAATATTTCAAATATTTTTTCAAAAAACACCCTATCAGTTAAAGCCCCTTGTATAACTCTATTTTGAAACTTACTAGAACCAAATACGTCAAAATTAGCTCCATCTACCATCACACACCTCCTTTATATCTCAATATAATCTGTTTTTAACGTAGCGAAAGAAGAAACCCAATTATCAATATTTTTGGGTGAAATTCCTTCGGATAGTAATTTAATTCTAAAATTAGGTGGATTAAACTTTAATTGTGTTTTACCAACAATATTAAAGATTGTGCTTACAGAAGTTGTTGATATATTGGGATCTTACAACTGAACTAATTTATAATTATTTTCTATTAAATCCTTATTATCAATATACTTCTGATATCTATTTTGTTTATTTGCGACTTGCTCAAGAGCGTGTTCTTGTATATTTTCAATTGTGTATTCTGTTGTATTAGATAAGAAAGGAAAATCTTTCTTTACTGTTTTCTCACCAACACCCTTAACACCTTCAATATTGTCTGAGTTATCGCCACATAAAGCCTTTATAAGTGCATAGTTTGGTGGATAACAAGACTCATTACTATCCATCCACTCTTCATTAATAAACTGACCTATAGGGTCTTTCTTGGTTTTAATAGGTCTAAAAACTGTAGTTGTTTCATCTACTAGTTGATAGTAATCTTTATCACTAGAGACTATTATCTTTTCATAGTCATCTTTTAAAACCTTTTTACAAAGGTATGCTACAACATCATCAGCCTCTAAATACTTCACACCTAACTGTAAAACAGGTAATTCGTTAAGACACTCTTTAAGTAAAAGTAACTGACGAGCAAAAGATTGTGTTTCATCTTCATCAGAAGAATCAAAGTGACGGCGATTCAAACCCTTAAAAGATCTACCTTCTTTATATGAGGATAAAGTCTTTCTTCTTCTCTCTGAGGAACCTTGGCCTTCCCATGCAATTATAGTATAGTCTGGTTGATGTAATTCTATTTGACTTCTAATAGACGCCAAACTTCCATATAGACCAGAAACTAACTCGCCATTATCGTTTGACATAGCAAAAGCAGAGAAGTTTCTGACATACATATTCAACATATCTACAATTAAAACTTTGTTTTTTCTCATATTACATGACACTCCCACCCCGTTGGGGTTGTGAAATAAACTTTTTTAACACCAGCTTCTTTAATAATGTTCATACAATAAGAACATGGCCTAGCTGGTTTTAACATACCGTGTCTATCTTCTCTATAGACATACATCTTACTGCCCTTTATACAATCATCGTATCTATATGAATTTACTGAAAGTATTGCTTGAAGTTCAGCGTGTATTGACACAGCGTAGAACGGATAATGTTTTTTGAGTGCAGGATGGGTTTTCATATCCTTATTGTGGGACTTATAAACCTTGCCGTTCTTTAACACTAATACCGCACCAAACCTCGTTTTATGATCTGACTTGAACATTTCTGAACAAGCCATTCTAAAAAACTTCTTCTTCTTTATCTCTTTTTTTACGAGTGAGTTACTCGGCTCATACTCCATATTTTACCAACTTTGATATACTAAATATAACAATATTTTTTGAAAAATCAAGGGTTTTCAAAATAAATTTTGCTACCCTTTCAAACCAACGAAAAAGCAAAATACCACACAAAATAGTGGTCATTTTTACATATCCATTATGATCTCTTTGAGTAAATCCAAATCTTGACATATGGATTTCTTCAACTCTTTTTTTGTTGTATGTTTTGTTGTGTTTAGATAGAAGTTACATCTACGTTCAAAATCATTCATAGTTCTAAAAATAACCACCCCTGCGTGATAACCAGATACCTTATCTGTATCTTTCTTTGTTTTATAGTATGATTTATACAACTTATAGAGGTTATACTGCTCTTCATCCACAATATATGACTTAAAAGCAGAAACCTTACTATAATGTGTATCTCTCTTAGCACTACTGTTAGAACTACTACCTGTCATCTTACTTGAAACGTTATCATCAAATGTTTCTTGTGTCTCTACTACAGGTGACTTCTTCTTTCTTGGCATAAAAAATATCCTTACGTTATATAACCATTAATTTGATGTATATAATATAAGGATATTTTCTGCTTTTGTCAACCTATATTTTGCTTATTTTAATAGTAAATTGCCCCTAACGATAGCACCTCTATGGGATGTCGCTGACTTATAATCAATACTATATAGCATTGAAGTTTGATATATTATAATATCATAGTATTATATCCCATACTACCCCCTCATCCGTTATGCGACCACAGGATTACAAACCATGCAACATACTATTTTTTTAGATATTTTATAAACTTAACAAATATAAAAAAAATACCAAAAAATGCCGCTGAGTTTTTCCATGTTATAAACGGCAATGAAAATAATACAGCAATAGAGTTGTTCCATGCAATAGCTGAAACATAAAATGTAATAAACCAAAAACCAAAAAACAATGAAGTAAACAATAAACCAAAAAATGAAAGACCAAGAAAAAAACCTAATGTCTCTACTCTTGATAATCCTTCTACTGATTCTTTTATTTTTTCTATTGTTCTATGTCTTTCTTCTTCATTACTATCTTCTTCTACAAAAGCTACCATCTTAGATATCCTCGTCTTCCTTTAATTCTTCTAAAACAACTTCATCATTTCTTTTGTAGGGGTCTGGCTCAATATACAAGCACTTCTTAACTTCTTTCCTTAACTTTTCTCTTAACTCTGGTCTCTCTAAAACATAATCAACAAACTTTCTATTTTGAAACTCATAAACTTCACCTGTTGATTTATCTGTGTAAGAAGATTTTTGTGCTGATATCTTCTCACAAACACCAGATTTAATTAATATATCTAACCAACTTTCTTCATCAATAAGACCTCTACTAAAATACATTTTCAAATGGCACTCCCTGTGTGGTGGTCCCATTCTATTCTTTGCAATCTTAGGTTTAATACCCATACCAATTATATCTGACCCCGCCTTCAACTTACCGTCTGAATAAAGTTTTACTCTAACAGAAGACATAAAGGGTATTGATCTTCCACCCGGCGTTGTGTCTGGATCGCCAAACATAACACCAATCTTTGTTCTTAGTTGATTAAGAAAAACTAAAGAAATCCTTTCAGAAGCTATCAATCTTATAACTTTTCTTAACCCTTGACCAATCAATCTGGCATGAACGCCTACTTGGCTTTGGCCGAAATCGTTTTCTAACTCCAAATCTGTTGATGTAGCAGCTACAGAGTCCCAAACTATACAACAAAGACGATCCTTGTTTTCTTCTCTTAATTTTCTTATAACCTCTTCTATACTCTTAAATACTTGTTCAATACTGTAAGGCTGCAAATAAATTAAATTTCTGTCTGGTTCCAACCCCAACATTCTTAAGAAATCAAAATTACAAGCACTTTCTGTATCAATCAATACGGGTAATCCGCCCTTATCTAAACAATCCTTCAATATTAAATATGATATTAAAGATTTTCCAGTAGCTGCTTCTCCACTCATTTCTACTAACTTACCTACTGGTATACCCCCGTCAATCTCTGGATTGTTGCTTATTATACTGTCTAAAACAGTGCTTCCTGTAGATAACCACTCTCTTACTTCTGTTGGTGAGTCATCGGTTCCTATAATATAAGCTACATCACCAACACTTTTATTAAGAGCGTCTACAATTTGCTTATGTGGTAAATCGGTGATGTCATTAGTGACATCACCGGAACCATCATAATCTTTAGTTGTTTTACTAATTACTTTCTTTCTAGCCATTTTAACTCAACATCTTATCAAACTTATCTGATACATCAGATGCCGAAGTTTTATTATCAAAATCAATATCTCCAGCACTTGTGTTATTAAAATTCTTAACACTGCCTTGTGAGTTATTTTCTTCTGAAGAATCATTGGCAAAATTAGAAATAGCCTCCTTCATTTCCTCTGGATCTCTAAAGGAATATATTTCGTTAATATTTGTAACAGTATCAATAAGTTCATCAACATCACCATCAGTAAGCTTAGAAGTCTTAAGAGCAGTGTCTATAGACTCTGGAATTAACCAGCCGTTATATCCCTTCTCTACTCTTACGATTAAATCCAAACCTTCATTAGGATCAGTTATATCAATACCTTGTGACATTGCATTCTTTACTTTTTGTAAAATTTCCTTGTAAGTAGTGCGAGGTGAAACAGCCCACCAACGAACTCCGAGATCTTCTTGACCCCTTACTACAATAGGAATAAAAACTCTAAGTTGTGCAACTAACTTCTTGAATACATCCTTTGATGATTCATCGTTAGTATTTGTAAAATCTGTCCAAGCTTCTGTAGCCATATCGCAAATCGCACAATCACGATTATCCATTCTCTTTGGACAGAGAAATGTTTTTCCACCAACACCATAGTGAAAGTGAAGTTCTTGAAATGGCATCTCTAAATCATACTTATAAGGTGCAATACGAATTACACTCTCACCCTCTTCAAGTTTAACAACAGCTGTATTAGTATTGTTGTTATTAGAGTTTCTTGTTTGAGGGTTAAGACGATCTAGTGCTCCGTTGATTTTACTAAGATTTAATGGCATTATAATCTCCTTTATAGATTTTAATTAACTGCTGCGTCATAACCTAAATAATTTTCTAAATCTTCAACATCTCTTTTATTATCTTTACTAATAAGAATATAAAATAAAAATAAAAAAGGTAAAAATATTAAAACTTTTTTAATAAGTGTATTCATCTTCCATATCTTCCAGTGCCGCTGGATCATTATAGTCAATATTCTTCAACTTACTTCTATCATTTTGACGACTTCTTTTAGTCATCTTCTTACCACCTCTTTTAAATTCACGCTCGTTAAGAACATCTTCCTTAGACTTCTTTCTGATTGTGCGTGCCATTTACATTCCTTTCTGTTTAGTTATTGTAAATTTGTTATGTATATAATATAATAAAATATAAGAAAAAGTCAAATACTTTTTTGCTATTTTCTATTTGCTCTTCTTGACCTTTTAGCAGTCTTTCTTGCCTTTTTACGCATTAAAAAAGCCTTATGATTGGGTTTCTTTACCTTACTCTTATCAATCTCTTGTTTATTATAATCAAACTCTTCATCTTTATCTTTTATACTATCAGATATATATGACTCTAAACTATTGAACTTATTCATCTTTATCTCCTCTAATGTATAATATTAGACTGCATCCTTTTATGAAACTCTTTAAAAACTTCTTCTGGTAATTGTAGTGTATAACAATTAGGGCAAACAAAAAGAGTTAATCCTTGATTTTTTAAACCATCACCACCTAACGCAATAGGTAAAACTTTTACATCACTATCTTCAGTAACTTTTATCTTACATGATCCACACTGCCAATAATCATCATCATTATTATTTTCTGTTGTTCCACCTAATCCACCTGTCATATTCATAACTTATAAACTCCTTATTTGTTTTATTAAATTACCCTTAAATATATTACTAGACATAAGTCTTTTTTTCTTTACATAAATATCATGTTCATGCATTATACTGTTTGATTGTGTCCACCTATATCTTGGATGATTATCTCTTTTTAAAACATACCAACTATTATGTAGATTGTTTTCATACATCATACATAAAAACCATTCTTCTAATATATCAAAACTTTCCATATTTGTCAAGTGTAAATTTTGCATTCTTTCAGATAATATATCTTGGCGTATATATTTTGGTATGTGTGATGTTTTAAAAGTGCATATATCCGTTAGTGGATGCCCATATTCTATGTTACGACCTATGCCTATATGTTTGTCTTTTTGTATGCCTTCAAATATGCCTAAAAAATTATTTTGATCTAAAATCCACACATCAAAATTCATTATTAAAGCATATTTTCTATTTACTATTTTGGCAATTTCAAAAGCTTTATTGTATAAATCTAAAGCTCCTAATTGATAACCTCTATTTTCACTTAGAGTGATAAAATTGTTTTCTCTTGCTCCACTACATAACTCATTTAAATCGCCATTATATATGCAACTAATCCATATATCATTACCAAACTCATAGTTATCTCTTATAATCTCCATATTAGCATAAAAATTATAAACTTCATTATTACCTATAAGTATAACGTGTATATCTTTTGGGTTAATCATAATGAATTATATATCTCAATATATTTGTTATATATCTTTTCTGGATTATAATCTTCTTCATATCTTTGTCTTGCATTATTTGACAATTTTTTATAATCATATTTTTTATCTACAAAATTTTTCATTATACGAGCGTATTCTTCAACATCATTATGTAAGACAGTAAAACCTGCGTTTTGTATATTTTCTATTTGACCATTAAAACGATCACCGTAATGACTTATTACAGGTTTACTGTGTGAAAATGCTTCGGCTATGTTTGTAGGGCAACACTCGCCGTCTTTCCTCGCATGAGCAAGAACATCAATAGTGTTATAAAATTTAGATATATAAATATAATCAATATTTTGTGGAATGTCAACAAAATTCTTTATATTAAATTGCTTAATATCTTGCAGCATTTTTTGAGAAGAGTTGACAGAAACAAAGCAAGTTTTATCTGTTTCTATCATAGAGTAAGCTTTTATATTAATAGGGTCATATATACTATCGTCAGACCTACCTATTCTGCCGAATACAAATATACCTTCATCTATGCCTAAGTCTTTTCTTAAGTTTTTATTTTGAGGTTTATCAACAACTGGAACTCTTACAGTATAATGATTTTTTTCTTTTTGTTTGCCCATAAAAAATTGAACATGCAAAGAAACATATATAACCGCTGAAATATCTATTGTTTCGTCTTGATCACCAAATGTGGATAATGATACAAAATGATTTGTATATTCTTTTACCTCATTTACACGGTTTTCAAATTCCTCTTGGGTAAAATTGCCCACGGGTATCCTGGGTTCTCCGGTTTCCTGAAGCGGGGCAGGGGAGAGGGAGGAAACCGCAAGCAATCGGTCCCTGGTTTCG